TGAAGAGGAAACATTCGTATCTAAAGAAATGCTGAGATCTACATTCAAGCAATGGAAGATTCAGAACGAGCAGATGTCTCTGACTCCTTCTGATCTGGAAAAAAGAATTGTGGAATTGTATGGCAAATACTCAAAAGGCGGTTGGACAACGTTCAGGATTCTGGATGTTTAACGACGGTGAGTTTTGCGCTTGTACTTTCTGCCACGAGTTTTTCTATGACCACTTCCATATCTTCCTTCTGCCTGAAGAAATTCTCCTGCGCTTCGTGGATTGATTGCATCACTAGTATTAAATCCAGCTTCATATGGTACAACTGTAATTGTTTGAGCTGCGTCATTTTTAGTAAGTACCATTCTAAAAGCATTATTATTTTTTGAGTCAATTACTTTATCTCCTACTCGAACATCCGAAAAATATGATGTTAGTGGTAGATTGCTAGACAAAGACATTTTATTTTAACGCAGAAATTATCTACGACGGTGAGTTTTACGCTTACGACCACGAGTTTTTCTACCACCAGTTCCAAATAATGGTTCCCATGTTTGTTGTTCAACCGGTAGTTGAAGATCTTTAAAAAAAGCCTTATTTATACCGCCAATTTCTGAACCATATTTTAACTTAGCAATTTTTGTTTTAGGGAGATCAGCTAGTTCAATAAAAGCTACAAACTTGTCTGGTTCTTCAATAGAGATGAATGGTGAATCAATTAAAAGTTTGGCGGTACCTATAAGAACTTCAGTTTTATTATCGCCAGAAATTGGTCTCTCTTCTCCACGAATTATTTTTTTTACTTCTTCTTTTATTTGTTCTTTTGGAATACTCATTTATAACTAATATACATTTACCGACGATGAGTTCGGCGTCTACGTTTACCTCCTAGCATGTTATCACCCTTTGCTGTTCCAAAGAGTTTACGCATACTTTTTCCCGATGCTGGGTTATAGCCAGTATGCTTTTTAATTCTGCGTCCAGCAGTTTGAGCCATTTCTTGACTTTCTTTTACAGCTTCCTGAATTGGTGCTGGAAGTTGGGCTGGTGGAGGTGGTGGTGGAGGTGGAGTTTTTGGTGCCCCAGTTAGTCTCTGATATAGAGTACGAGTATCGGTTGGGTCATCAGGACCAAAGATTCCACCTCCTTTTTTACCTCTAGTTTTTCTATGACGAGGCATTTACTTTACGCAGAGAAGTTTATCTGCGACCGGCCACTGGAACGTATTCTTTTAAGTAGGGGAGAGCAAATGATACTACTGCGAATACAATACCTAAATTCACAGTTTGGACAATTACATCTCCAATATTCAATTTGATTCCGCCGATGGTAACCACCAGTTTGGCTACATCTCCTTCAGAAGAAGCTATAGGAGATAACAAAGGTAGCACTAGATCACGGATGAGGGCATTGAAAAATTTGGTTAAAGACATACCAATAAAAATCGCGATCGCAAATGTGACTACCTGATTATCTGCCATTTAATATAATGGACACAAAATTCTGGGGTCCGTCAGGATGGAAAATGCTACACTTAATAACGTTTGAACGAGGATCTTTAGCAAAGAAAAAGAAATTCTTTGCTGTTCTGGGCGAGGTTCTTCCTTGTAAATACTGTCGTCAATCTACTCGTGAATACATTCGTGAAGAACCACCTCAAAACAATTTAGCCTTATGGTTATACAATCTCCATAAGAAAGTTAATCAAAAACTAGATTCTCAAGGATTAAATCCAGCCCCTTCTCCTGGATTTACACAAGTTATCCGGCATTATCGCGAAGAGTTAAAAACTGCTCATCTGCCCGGTGTACCTTTTTTGCTGTCTATGGCCTATAACTACGATTCAAAAATGCATTCTCGTGAAGCCCATGAAACCTTTTGGCAAGCATTAAAAGATTTATATCCAAAACAAGGATTACCTAGAGTTCCTGAAATTCACGATTGTTATTTTCGAGATGTATTTGAAATTTTGGTTGAGATGGGATTTCAGGGATCTTATTCTGAAACCTTACAGGAAATAGCCAAACATAAAAGTCCATGTACAAAAAAATCCTTTCGTGGTCGCACATGTCGCAAACCTAGGAAACGGTAATATATTCTAACTTCTTAATCTTTTTCTTGACACCCAGAATATACCGCTTTACATCATCCAAACGATCACGTAAAATCTTACCTGCGTTCCCGTTCTCCTGTAACGTACAACATCTGTCGTAAATACGTTGATTACATTCTAACGAAAGTATGAGAAGATTTCTTTTATCCAAAACTAGATCCAGAAACCAAAGAGATTTCGTATTTGACATCGGATTATGTTTTCGACTAATTTCTGCCAACAGCCTGTTTTGAACGGCTGCGTCATGAATTTCTATTTGTTCTCGAGTAAACCTATTTGCTTCCCGAGTTCGAAATGTTCTGTTCATGTTAACTCTTGATTCCAAATCTAAATATGAAAACAAACGTTTCCATATGTCGACATTTTCTTCAAGAACCTCCATCTTTTTCACTAGATAGTTTCTCTCTTTTTTTCCGTTTTAAGAGGTTGGTTCTAGAAAAGAAAATGAGTTGTGCGATTTGCTGGGATACAATGGATATGGAAGAATACCAAGATGAGCGTGAATCAACAGAAACATGTTTTAAACTTGAATGTGGACATGCCTTTCATACTAAATGTATTATGGAATGTCTACTCAAATCAAAGTCAGCATGTCCTCTTTGTAATAAAGATAAAGATCCGATCCAACAACTAGAAATTATAGGACTTGCTCGTAAATTTTTTTCGCAAGCAGTTCGTGATCCTGAAATTTCAGCTTTACGCAGAGAGTTTAATATAGCAACAACGGAATATCAAGATAAACTTCGTGAACATCGACAAAAATGTACAGAAGCTGTTCAAAAAATATCTGATGATATGAATATTGCTGAACACCGATCTTATTATATGAAAGCTATGGATACTGTTAAGCGAGCAATTAAAATTAAAATAAATGAAATGGGACCTAAACATATTGGGGCAGCTCTCTTTAAAAAAGATCGATGGGATACTCCATTAATTGAATCAATGCTCGTTCCAGGATACCGTAGTTATCGATGGAGATTTTGGAGAATGGTCAAACCACGTTTTTCTTGTCCGGTTTTAAGAAACGGGAGAAGAACAAATGAATTGGTTACTGCCGATAGTGATAGGAACGACAGCGATGATATACATTCACTCGTTTAATCGTATCATTAAACTCTATGAAAAATCAGAGCGAACTCTGACATTAGGGAATGTACTCAATATTCCAGTCGGGGAATAGATCTGTCAGGACTGTAATTGCCTCAATTGCTTGAGGCTCTGTGTACTCGTATTCAAGTGTGAACTCATCCTCCGGATTAAACTTATTTGTAAAGCAGATTCGGTAGAGTAACATGGTATAGTGTTAGTCTATCTAATTTTTTTTAATTCGTTTTCTCATATAAAGATGTTTGATGAGGAAACATTAAAAGCTTTTCAGAAAGCTTATAATTCTGAACACCCAAATGAACAACCTATTACTGGAGATATTTGGGAATCTTTAAAAAAACGATTCCAAAAGAAATGTAAGGCCGGAAAAACCTCCTGTATTGTTTCTCATCTGTTATCAAGACCAAAAGCTCCTGATTCATGGATCACAAAACCTGAAGATTGGTTATCATCTACAGATATTGAAAATGTTGAACAGGGATTCGAAAAGTTATTTCCTAAATATAAGTTTCTAGGATGTATTCCTATCGACTTTGATCTGAAATCAAAATCAGGTCAATGCTTGGTTAACGTACTCTGTTCTCTGAAAATTACGGAGTTACAAAAGGATTATAATCATATTGGTATTGTATTCAATACCGATAAACATGATGGACCGGGTAAACATTGGTTTGCTTTGTTCGCAGATGTAGACAGATCTCTGGAACATCCACGTGTAACCTATTTTGATTCGTATGGAACCAAACCTGAAAAAGAAGTCAACGTTCTGATGACACGATGGAAAGATGAGATGGATCAACTAGGATTAGGTAAAACAGAATTGAATTATAATACAACTCGTCATCAATATAAAGATTCTGAATGTGGTGTGTATTCACTATACTTTCATTACTGTTGTCTTCTAGGTATTCCTTTAGATGAACGTATTCCTGATGAAGTGATAAATAAATTCCGCAAACTTCTTTTTAAGGTAGGATAATAATGGAAGAAACACCCTTCTTACAACGATGGGGTATTCCCTTTTTTATTGTGCTCATGATTGTTATTGGAGGGTTACTATTATGGCGTACCTTAACAGGATCAGATATGGCAACTGTTCAACGAGCTTCATTGACAATGGGGACTTACGGACAAGTAACTGATTTAGTACCATTAGGGTGTCCGACCGGAGATGATACACGGTTATGTGATTATTATATTGCTAGCTCATCTTATTCCGTCTTTCCTAGCTCTTATGTTTATGATTATGTGTCTGACGGTATTTTGCCTCTTGTTATCAAAGCAGGAGCCCGATTAGTTGAATTAGATATTTATTCTGATACAGATGGGAAACCTGTAGTCGGACTCAAAAATGAAACGTACGGATACGATTATGCCAAAAATTCTGTATCCTTTGAATCATGTTGTGTATCTATTGCGAACACAGCCTTTAATAAAGTATCAACCAAAACAGCATCTGATCCATTTGTGCTCAGTTTGATGTTCCATACAAAGAAAACAACTACTATTGAAGCGTGTTCTGAAATATTGAAACAGACGTTGGCCGGATACTTTTTGCCTCCTCAGTACGCTTATGAAGGTCAAGGCAAACTAAATTTAGCAGTAGAACCAATCTGTAACCTTGCTGGTAAACTTATTATTGTATCAGGTCCCGAAGTAAAAAGCATTCCTTCAATGCATGAATTGGTAAATTTATCTTGGGGATCTTCTAACTTACGTCGTCTATCCTTTATGAACGCTTCACAACCTTACGATCATGAAGAATTGATTGATTCTAATAGACGAGCGATTACCATGGTAATTCCTGATCCTGATCCTGATTTGAAAAATAGTAATCCTACTGTCTTATTCGGATACGGTTGTCAATGGATTATGATGAATTACGGTTCTCTGGATGCTATGATGGAGATCTATGTAGGTAAGTTTCAGCAAGGAAGTGTACTTGCTAAACCGGCGCATTTGAGATACAAACCGGTCGTCTACAAAAAGCCCGCCCTCCCTCCTCCTGAACATTCCTTTCAACCTATGGCTGCGTCATCTCCAATTTACGACCATAATCCCAAGACCGGTGATAAATCTATTGTGTTCTGAGCGGTGAGTATTTTCCTGCGTTTAAATAAAATGGCGAACAAGTGGATTACACACATCAAGAAAACCATGAAAACCATGAAGAGTCGCGGTACCTACAAGAAAGGTATGGGGCTCAAGCAAGTGATCAAGGAAGCCAAGAAGACATGGCACAAAGCCAAGCGTGGTGGTGGTGAAGGCTCTTCCTCTGAAGAAGAAGAGGCAGCGGTAGAAGAGAAGAAGGAAGAAGAGAAGGAACCTATGGGTGGACGTCGTCGTCGCAAGCATGGTAAAACTCAAAGACGTCGTAAGCACTAAAAAATTATGCGTATGAACATATAAATGGGAGGTGGTCTTCTACAATTGGTAGCTTATGGAGCTCAAG